TACCTTTACCGAAGTCTTCGATAAAAGGCAAGGTAGATCAAATAAATAATATTAAAAAAAAATTAGAAAAATTTAAAGAAGAAGGTTCAACGACTAAATGGTTTTCGGAAGAATTTTTATTAGATTTTGACACATTTGATATAAATTCTTTTTAAGATATAGTCTAATCCTTATTGAAAAATAAGGTAGAGGAAATGTACTGGAAATCCTCAAATTACTTTTTTTAAAGTTGTCTATCGTAGACACACAAATTTCGCTATCGAATCTATTGAACAAACCTTTAACGGAACTGTAGATTTCGGACGAAAAGTTACATGCACTGTTTCAAGAAATGGTGATCTCATCCACAAAGTTTATCTTCAAGTTGATCTTCCAGCTTTGGCTGGAACCAACGTTGGATGGGTTGCTCAAGTTGGTCACGCTTTGATCGACGAAGTTTCTATCGAAATTGGTGGTCAAACTATTGACAAACATTATGGTGATTGGCTCATTATTTGGAATGAATTGACCCAAACATCTGAAAAAGCAGATGGTTATAACGAAATGATTGGTAACGTAACTGCTCTTACCAGCACTGCTGATGGATCTTCCCCAGCATCAACCCTTTACATTCCACTTCAATTTTGGTTTTGCAGAAATCCAGGTCTTGCTCTTCCACTTATCGCGCTTCAATATCACGAAGTCAAATTCAACATTACCTTTGCTTCCCTTGCATCGATAGTTAAGGGATCCGGATATGGATCTCCAGCTTTGGATGCTTCATTGTATGTTGATTATATTTACCTTGATACTGATGAACGAAGACAATTTGCTCAAGTTCAACACGAATATTTGATTGAACAACTTCAATTTACTGGTGCTGAATCAGTTTCTACTGGATCCAGTTCTCTCAAGAGCAAACTTGCTCTTAACCATCCTTGTAAAGAACTTATTTGGGTTATTCACGAAGATGATAATGACCCAGCTGATTTTTCAAGTGACTCTGGAACTGCTATCAATGGAAACACGGTTGTTGATGCTAAACTTCAACTTAATGGTCAAGATCGTTTCTCTACTAGAGAAGGATCTTACTTTAACCTTGTTCAACCATATCAACATCATACTAGAGTCCCATCTGATGGTATCTATGTATACTCGTTTGCTCTTAACCCAGAGCAACATCAACCTTCTGGGACTGTAAACATGTCCAGAATTGATAACGCTACTCTTCAACTTTCCGTTGATGTTGATGACTCTGCAAAACTTCGTGTTTACGCAGTTAATTACAACGTGTTTAATTTTTGGACACAAAAAGTAAATCGAGAAATTGATTTGCTAGTGGAATGTATTTGACTATGTCAAATATTTTTTGCGACACTTTCAAACTGCGGGAACCTCCTTAGAGCCTTCACTACTACTTTTATTTGGAAACATTTAAAAGGATCTCGGTTAATAGCCGAACCCGATAGTAAAAATGTGAAGGATTGGACAATCCGCATCCAAGCACCCTACCAAATAGTTTATAACTATTTGCGGGTGAAGGTTCAACGACTAAATGTTAGTGGGCAAATTCGTATGAATTTGCTTAAGATATAGTCTAGCCCCTTTTAAATTCACCGAAAGGTGGGGTATTTGCGAAGAATTATGGCTGGTATGGGCGGGTTAGCGTACTCGAACTAATTATAATTACCAAAACAGTAAAAATGAATATTTTATATTTTATAATAAATAAAACATAAAATGAAGATATAGGGAAAGTTTTAGATATTGTAAATATTAGAACAAGCATTGTTAATTTTGACGAAGATGAAAAGGTAGTACGTACCACGTACTCATCAAATAGTGGTAACCAAGATACTATTTTTTTAACAAGTAGAGGAGTTTATCGTTTACTTTACAGTTCTAAAAAGGAAATAGCTAAGAAATTTCGTAAATGGGCGAGTGATATATTAGATGATATAATTTTTAATCAATCAAAGGAATTACAGCGTCAATTTGTATCAAAATTACATTTGATACAATACGTATAATTATATTTAAAAAATGAAAATTATTTAAATATTATTAAAATAATATGAAAAAGTTTATTACTAAAACTTATGAATTAAGAGAAGGATATTCAGATATTTATAAAATTACAAATAAAATAAATGGTATTTCTTATATTGGAAAAGCAAAGCATTTTTTAGGAAAACGATTAGAAATACATGGTGCTTATCAACGTTTTAATAATCATATTAGAAAATGCAGTGAATATAAAAAATCTTTATTAACAGATACAACAGATAATGCTTGTTCAAAATTATACAATGCTTTTATTAAATACAACATTAATAATTTTGAAGTAAATGTTTTATGTATATGTAAAATTGAATATGAGAATATACTTGAAATTTTATTAATTAAAGAACATAAAACATATTGGAAAGAAGGAGGTTATAACTTAACAAAAGGTGGTGATGGTACATCAGGGTATAAACATACACCTGAAGCTATAGAAAAGATACGTCAAGCAAATTTAGGCACAAATAATCATTTTTATGGAAAATCATTATCACAAGCTCATAAAGATAAAATAAGTGAATCGAATAAGGGAGTAAATCATCATTTTTATGGTCAAACATTTTCAGATGAATATAAACAAAAATTAAGTGATTCTCATAAAGGTGTAAATCATCATTTTTATGGTAAAAAATTATCAGATGAACATAAATATAATTTAGGACAAAGTATATCTAAGATTAAAAGAAAATATACAGATAAAGAATTTATGGAAATTTTAAAATTAAAATATTCAAATATAACTATAAAAAGTATTTCTGAAAAATATAAAATTGATAGAAATACTATACCTAAAATTTGGAATGGGAAAATAGAACCTATTAATCAAGATTTAATGAATACAGATGAATATAAGACATTTTTTTAATAGATAAAAATGTTTTCATAAAAATGTTAGTTTAAAAATTTTATTTATACGTATAATTGTATATGGATACAATTACAAATTTAAGAAAATACAGGATATTAGAAAGTCCAACGAATTTATACAATACTAATTCTAAAGGTGTGGCAATTTTTGATTTGGTTTCTTCTATTGTCGGATTTTATTTAGTAGATCTTTTACTATTTAGTGGTAAATTATTTAGAACTTACGGATATAAATATTACGCCTCGATAATCCCTTTAGGTATAATTGTTCATTTAATCTTTTATCAGCAAACTTTTTTAAACAAACAATTGTTTTCATCTGAACTAAATATACATAAACTAATTGTTGCTATTATCATGATATATTTCCTTTTATAAAATTTCTAAAATAAACGGATCATCTGTCAAGATAAAATCCTTTTCATTTTCAATATATCCAACTTTTTCTAGCGACTCTTTATCGTAAATAAAACTTTTGTCGTGGTAATAAAACGAGTCGTTTATAAATGTTTTTTCCAATGATAAAATATCAATTTTGTTTTTAGAATTCATCTGTGTATAAAGTGCACTTTTATTATTAGATAATAAGGTGTCAATTTTGTTATTAGATACCAATGCATTTTTTTCTCTAAATGCTAAATAAGCATGTACTTTACAATAATTTGAGTTTTGCTGACTTCGTTTAAAGCATTTATTTCCATTTTGAGAAAATCCTTTACATACAGGTATTTCTTCTTGAACTTTTTCATTTAATAAATCACGTAATCTATCTGTTAGTATTTGTTTGTTTACAATTTTATCAGTATTTTTATAAACTATATCATATTCATCAAATATGATATCAAAAATGTGTAGAATATCTTTTGTACAACTATTTTTTAAATCTGCTGATAAATTATCTAAACGTTTACATATTTTTGTAGTTTCCATTTCTTACGATCAACTCTTTTTTTTAAGGATTGCGAAAATATTTTCATTTTTTATGCGTTTGTAAATATAATCGTCTTTGGTAAGGCATTTGTTATTAATTTCTTGAAGATGTGAACCAACTGTAAGGTAGTACGAATAATATAGTTGTTTGTCATCTACATTTGTTATTAAAATTGAAAGAAAATGACAATCTGATGTTATAAATAAATTAATAGTGTTTTTTGGCTTGGAATATTTTATTCCAAATTCTTCAGACTCCAATTCACCAACACTTGTGTCAGATATTTTAGAAAATGATTGGGATTTTATATAATTAATTTTAGTAAATGATTTATTAAATTTTAACACTATATTATTGTCCAAAACTTTATACGATTCTACTTTTATAGACATTAACAATATAAATTACTATATAATACATATTGTTTTTAAATCCCTTATTTTTGGTTAAGCTTTTTCTAAAAGCTTTTTTGATGTTACTTTAGTTACTTTTAAAAAAAGTAACATCAAAAGGTAAAAAGTAACTAAAGTAACTAAAGGTTAACCAAAATCCCTTCTTTTTGATGTTACTTTTTTAAAAAGTAACTAAAGTAACTAAAGTAACTAAAGTAACTAAAGTAACTAAAGTAACTAAAGTAACTAAAGTAACTAAGTAACTATTCGTTTCTTAATTGTGAATTTCTTTTTAATATTTCATCTAGAACTTTATTTGGAATGCCTAGTGATCCTTGTAAGAATTTCATACCTCTAGTTTCTTTTGGTAAGCAACTTCCTGAAAAACCTCTTCCGTGATCTCCAGGTACAGTAGTATGTGACATACCAATTCTAGGTTCAAGTGGTAACAAATCTTGTCTAAATTGTGAATAGTCAATTCCAAATTTTCCACATAATTCATAGATTTCATTAAAGTACCAAACTTTAACTGATAGATATACATTGATAGTGTATTTGAACATTTCACATTCTTCGTAACTTTTATGATAAACATCCACAGTTTTATGTTTATATAAAAGTCTCATGACATTTGATGTTGTTGTAAGTAACTCTTCGTTTTCTAGATTGTTAAATCCAAGTAATACGAAATCTGCATTGTACATGTCACTTTTAAAATTTTTTTCGGTTAAAAATTCTGGACAAAAGACTATATCCAAAAGTGTGTTGGTTTTGTTAGTAAACTTTCTTGTTGTACCCGGTTGAACAGTTGATTTAATAATTACAATTGAGCTTTTTGTAACTAGTGAATTCAAATTAGTAATCACCTTTTCAACAATAGATGTATCGCATTGGCCTTCAGCATTAGACGGTGTTGGTACACAAATAAAATAAATATTTATTTCATTATGTTTTTCAGAAAATTCTATGATTTCTGTTATATCATCAAATGTTTGAACTGCACTACTTTCATCCTTTTTAACAATATCATATACGCAAAATTTTACATTATTCTCTTTACACAAATGACCCATTGCTCCACCTACAAAACCATATCCTAAAACATTAACATGTTGAAAATTCATTTTAATAATACTTATACTTTTTAATGATTTTTGTTTTTAAATAGTAGTTACTTTAGTTACTTTAGTTACTTTTTAAAAAAGTAACATCAAAAAGAAGGGATTTTGGTTAACCTTTAGTTACTTTAGTTACTTTAGTTACTTTAGTTACTTTTTAAAAAAGTAACATCAAAAAAAGCTTTTAGAAAAAGTAACATCAAAAAGAAGGGATTTTGGTTAACCTTTAGTTACTTTAGTTACTTTTTACCTTTTGATGTTACTTTTTTAAAAAGTAACTAAAGTAACTAAAGTAACATCAAAAAA